ATCGGGCGACGAGCCGATGGCTTGCCCAAAACAGGAGTTCCAGTCATTACGCCGCGAGAAGTAACTACATCAAGCAAGTGATCTTTGAACAAGTCTTCATTGCGTGGCGCCGCTTTACTCAAAGGATATGCTGTTCGATCAGAAAAGTTTGGGCCGAATACTATGCCGCCACCACTTGGATACGATTGTTCAATTTGGCGCTCAAGGCGAGCCTTCATTTCTCTGCGCGAAAGGCCAGATGATTGAGACACAGAGAAAAGATTAAGCGCAGCAGCCGAGATTGAATTGTATGCAGATGGCGGCGCTGCATCCATTCCAGCCAAAGAAACAACAAAGTCTTCTAGGCTGCTGTCTAAGAAAGTCTCAACCTTCTTTTTAAACAACGGTTCCGTTTCAAGCTGACGCTTTGCCCTAAAGATTTCAGGCAAGGCATCAGTGCCCAAAACTTTAGTAGCATCCGAAAGGTAGTCTAGCATTACCTTCTCGGAGTTGCTTATGGCGTCCATCATTGGGTTATCAAGAGCAACGCCAGCATAGGAGTAGTTCTTGAAGTTCTCATAGTGAGAAAGAATTACCGCAGGGTTAAGGCCAGTGAAAACACCATCAGCCAAAGAGATGAACGCGTTCTGAAGCGACTCGGGCATTACATGCGCAGAGGCCAATTCATCAAATAGTGGGCGCAGATTTTCGTCAGATATAGCAGCAGGGTCAGACCAAATGCTGGACAGGGTTCTGCCATTCAGTGCTGCGGAATAGCGCTGCTGCAAATCCTCTTCAACAAGGATACGTTGCTCTTTTGACTTTGGATTACCTTGGCCAAGGCGAATATTCTGCAAGTCAATCTGTCGTTGGAGAACAGTTTCAGCTTCCTTACGACGCTCTTTAACAACAGTGGACTGACGGTTGAAGACAGTCCGCATATCGCTGACCTTGCCAGCAGCTTCAGCAGCCTGCTTCGAAAGACTTAGTTGTTCAATCTGCTGTTTTGTTAAAACACCACCAGCGACAGCGCCGCCTTCAAGTAGGCTCATAGCCTCATTGATCTGTGCATCCGTTGGCATCGATGCAAAGAATTGAGACAGTGAAGACTTTCCACCATTGAAGAGGATGTCTTCACGCATGGACTTGCGAAGCCCATCATCCAAACCTTTGATTGCGCCTAGCTGACGAAGCGCAGCCTCTACATCTGCGGCCGGGTTTTCCGAAGAAGCAATAGCTGCAACATTAATTCCTGCGGCTTCACCTGCTGCTTGCGCTTTGATTTGCAGATCAATCTGCTTGCCAGCGGCATCACGATACGAGCCAATGACAGGAAGAAAATCTTCAAGAACATTAGCGCCAGTGTTGTTTTCAATGCCCATTAGGGCAATCAAAGAATTGCGCGCCGACTCTGGAGCAATAGCTGGGTTTCTTTCAAAGATTGCTTGCTCTAGTTTAGCTGTGTCAGCCGACGAAAGGCCCTCTAGCGCGCGCAGGTAAAGACCTTCAGCTTGCGCAGTAAGAATGGTATCGCGCTTCTTAATCGCAGCATCCGCCAGCTTGTCATTACCAGCTTGCGCAGCAGACCGTGCTTCCATCGTCATCTGCGAATAACCAGTGATAGCCCGCTTGCCAAAAGCAATCGGGTCAAAGTCTGTGCTCTTTGCGATGTTGGTTTCGGTCGCTGCAATAACAGGAAGATTGTTCTCCATGTCAAAGATGCGGATAGCAGACTCAGCGTTCTGACGCTCAATCTCTTGCTCTTCAACAACGGTGGCATACTGAACCGCATCAGACAGCAAGCCATCAGAAACTTTTTCCAACGCAGCAAGCGAAGAGTAATCACTGCCCATGCCGCGCATAGCGTCAGCTACATACTTAAATTCGGCAGGAACCGCATTGGGGTTCTGCGTGCCAACAGCATACTGAAGCAGCTTCAGAGTATCAGGGTCTTTTGTTTGGCTGGCCGCATACTCAATAAGGCCGGATGCAACAGCAAGGCGCTGCTTAGAGCTATAGCCTCTTGTTTCAGATGGCTGAAACAAACCAGCTTGCTCACCATCAGAAACAGTAACGCCAAAAGACTGAATGATTGCCTGCGTTTGCGTGGGCCCATTGAGAGCAGCAGGGCCATTCTTGGCAACAGAGAAGCGGATTTGGTTCAGAGCATTCTCAGCGGCTTGGGCTTGGGAAGCCTTAGCCGCAGCGCGCTCGCGACGAATTTGATCCATGCCCAGCGCGGCACGCGTTGAGTTTAGATATGAAGTCCCAACATCTTGGATGTAACCTTTGAACTGGCCTTGCGCCACATTGGTCATCGAAGCCAAGTAGTCAGACATAGCCTCAGTATAAAGCCCAACAGAGTTAGGGTTGTCCTCAAAACGAACAGCTAACTCTTTTGCCTTTAGCTTGATTTCATCGTCAATCGACTGCTGAAAGCGGCGAAGAACTACGCGCTGATATGCGTCTGCACCAATAGAGCCAAACCCCTGCGGAACATCATATGCAACAGGCTCACCAGTCTTTGGGTCAATCGTTGTTACATCTTCGGCAGACATGCCAGCTTCAACACCAGCTTTCTCTGCATTGCTTGCAGCACGACGAAAGAACAGATCAGCAAACTGATCTGCAGAGCGTGAGATTGCCTCACCTACAATTTGACCACCTTCAGACGCGCGGGCAATGCCAATCGGGCCAATCTTAAACTGTCGCTGCTCTCGAATAACTGCCATGTCTTTTCCTTAGAATGGTCGTGCGCGTGGGCGTAATGAAGTCGTTGGCGCTAGGCTGGAAGATGTGCTTGATCCAGAAGGAACTCGAACCTGACTGTATTGATACAAGCCTTGACCAAGAGTTGTGAACGCACCAATCATCGCTGATTGCTGTTGGGCTCTGCCTTCTGCCCGAACCGCAGCAGCTTGGCTTGTTAGCTTCATTGATTCCATCATGCCCATGAAGTCAGAACGCTTTGTATCATCAGAGGCAATTTGTTTCTGACGCTCAAGAAATGCAGCAACAGAACGGTCAGAACCAACATCACGACCCATTGCGGCAAACGAGGCAATGTTCGAAGATAGGTTTGAGCGGTATTGCTCAAGGCGATCATTGTGCCTCTGTATTGCTTCTGCCTGGCCAACAGTGCGCTCTGTCTCAAGATTGTAAGCATTTAATTGGGCAGCGTCCTTTGCAGCCCTTCCAGCCAAAAGCTGGCCACCTGCACTAACAGCAGTGGAAGCCAACATCATTATCGTAAATGGGTCCATTATACGATTACCTCCGAAACAAAGCCGTTGACCTGCAACGGAAGGGGTTCATTTTGGCTAATGGTTACTCGCGGATCACGTCCGTAACCAAGAAGCCTAATCTCTTTCTTGCCGCTAAATGCAGAGTTTAGAACAACAGCACGATTGTTTACCTTAACCGAACCTGTGTTCCGTAAGTCAGCAACGACGCCAAAGATACCACGAATGTCGCCAGTCACCGGGCCATTGGCAGCAGAAGCGTCAACAGGATTGCTCTCAATCACAGCATTGAAGGCAATCCCAGCATGGGCAATTCCGATAAAAGAAGGAAGGTAAACGCTGGCTGTTCCGCCATTATCTACAACAGTATGCTGGCCATAGTATTGCGTGCCATCTGTATTGACGACATCAACTACATCACCAACATCATACTCTGCGCTTACATCTAAGTAATTAGCAGTGATTGTCCCGCTGACATAACGATCTAATCCAATGTCACCATCAAACTCGCACAGCACAAGACGACCATCTGTAGTCCAGATATTGGCGAAGACGCGCTCATGTATGCCACATATAGAGCAGAAGTCCCCATCGGTGGTAAATCGAGTCCACGATGCACGACGCTCAGCACGGTTTGAGTTGAAGACAGCAAGATCGCCGTTGCCGTTACTCATCAACGCATAGGACTCAGCGCCGCCAAATGCACCATGAGAAACCGTCATGCACTTAGGATCGACAATCAAATGAGAAGCTGTGGTTGAAATTGCTGTCGATGTATAGGCATCTTCAGTGTCAGTGTAGAGATACTCTCGAACAACAGTCCCGCCATTCTGAACGAAAATGGTAGCACCATCTATAGAAACAGGTTGTGTAAACTCACAGCCAAACGGCGTCTGGTTTCTAATTTGGGCATTCGTTGGAGTGATTGCCTGATTGAGATAAGTTGGAACATAGAGTTCAGAAGACGCGCCAAAGATTTGCAGGTCGCGGTTTGAAATCATGTAGCGGATTTCATTAACCTGACCAGTTGCAGTTACCAAAGCAATCGACTCGTCATCTTCAGCAGTGCCAACATCAAAGTTAAAGAAGCTGCCAATCTTAGACATCCACACGGCGTCAGGCTGAGCAATCGTTCCGCCAAAGCAAAGACGATTTTCATGGAATATTACAGCAGCAGGATAGCCTCGAACCGCAGAGAAAGCCTGCTCGGACCAGTCAGCAGTTGGCGCATGTGTTTGTAGCTTTACATAACCGCCGCCATCTTCTGACGAAGATGCGTTGCCGCCCGCAGTAAAATACCAAGTGTTCTCGTCAATGATGCCAGCAACAGTGCGTGTGCCATTAAGGTTGCCTACGTTAATACCACCAGTCGCAGCAGCCTCTTCAATAACAACAACTTCACCGCCGCCATAGCCATGATCTATGTGAGTAACTTCAACCTTATTCGTGCCCTCGCTAGTTCTAAATGGGTTAAGAACAGATAGTCGCACGCGCAAAATATCCACAACAGTGCCAGTGACTACAGTTGAGGAAGTATACCCAGTGATTTCAATTTCAGAATCACCATAACGAACAACAGTCCCAACATGGTCTGCTGTCCAATGCGGATTGCTAGTCGTTAATGTAATGGTCCCAGTTGTAGCCGAAGGATCAAGCGTAGTTCCAAACGCTTGGAATGAGGAATACGGCTGGAATACAACATGGCCATCTAGCCGCTCGTCAAAGCTGAAGGGCGTGATCTCAAACGTAGTCAGGCTAGTGCGAATAATCATTCGAGGCATAAACAACGGATGGCAGACAAACATCACGTCGCCATACTGAGCAACCGTATATTGCTGCAAGTATTCCTGATCGAACGGCAGAGCGTCTGAGTTGGTGTCTAGAGTGATTGTATCAACAAGCGTAACAACATTGTTGATTTGATCTAGATAAAAACAACGAACCTTCTGGTGCTCAATCGAAATCAAGTATTGCTCGTCATCCGAGAAAGCAAACTTAACCAAGTGAGATTGGGCGGGGTATGTTGGATTAAAGGTCAGCCCATAGTCATAAAGAAACTTTAGGCCATAGCGCTTCTTTACGCTGCCCTCAGCCATAACAATCATGTTCTCTAAGCTAGTAGCTGACGCAGAATAAACAGGGCTATCAGTCCGCATGGATAGGGAACCGCTAACCTCACCAAACTGAAAGCTGTTTTGTGGAACCCTAATCTTCTGCATTAGCTACGCCTTTGGGCAATAAACTTAGATGTGTTTAGCTTACGAGTGGTCTGCTGCTGCGAGTCAAGACGACGCGCCTGAGACATAAGCATAGCAGCCTTTTGCTCCATTAACTGAGCAAGCTGGCCATCTCGTGCAACAGATAACGCCATAACCGCAGCCATCGAATACTCCACAGCCACAGTGAAGTAAGAAGGCCAGTTCACTTCTTCAGCGCGAAAGATGTAGTCAGCTACCACCACATCATTCTCAGAAGCATCGCAATAAATCATGTCGCCATAAATCGTGTAGATCAAAGGCATCTCGTCAACAGTCACAGCATTAACCATCAAGCAATCGCTCGGAAGCTGATATGCTGCGTCGAAGCGACCAGTCGGCGCATTAACCAAGCGGTTAAGCTGAAACTGATTGGTGGCAAAGCGCCACCGGGTATTGGTCAAAGCAGAACGCGCAATGTCTTCATACATTGCCTCCGCAATGTCTGCCTCAACAGTTCCTTCAGCAAAAGATGAAATAGGATTAGCGCCGATTAAAATCGACGCCCGTGAGCAGATATGAATGGCAGTGGTTGCGCGCATGAAAGTTCGGGGGGCCGAAGCCCCCCGCCCCTATTAGTTGTTGTCGAGGACTTCGTAGATGCCGTTGCTGTCAATAGCAACTGCACCCATCGACATCATCGACGTGGCAAGGTGTGCGACCTTCTCAGGAACATAGTTCACTTCAGTCTGCACATCGGCGTTGATGCCCAAGCCAACAGCGGTGGTGTGGTAGGCAAAGTTCTTGCCGCCAGCAACAGCCGAGGTCGAGAAAATCTTGAAGCCCAAGAATTCCTTCATGGTCATGCCACCTGCGAAGGGCAGGTTCTGAGGACCAACGTAATCGCTCGAAGCGAATTCGTTGATGTTGAACAGATCGGCAAAACCAGCAGGCGACATTGCAAGATAGCGCTGGCCATCTTCAGGAATGTCTGCTGCACCAAAGGTTTGGAACAGGGTCAGCAAGTCTGCTTTGCCCAGTGCGCCCGAAGTGTCTGCAATCGCGGTTGCGTTTGCACCAGCGTCCATAGCTGCGACGATCAGAGCATCGGTCTGACGACCCAGAGCAGCAGCAGCCGAGGTGGCAACAGCCTGACGCTCGTTGATGTTGATCTTCAGTTCGTCCAGCTTGTCGATGTATTCGGCTGCATAGTAGTCGGCCATCGTTGCTTCGACGTTGGTGTGCGCCAGTTCCATGGTCGACACGTTGCCGTTGCGAGTTTTGGTCGATGCGGTGCCAGTGCCGATCTTCTGGAAGCGTGCCTGCGAACCAGTTACGTTCGACGAGCGAACAGTGTTGCGCAGTTTCGAGCCCATACGCTGATACGCAAGGTGCACTTCGGTTTCGAATTGTTTGATAAAGGCTTGATCGATTGTGTTAGCCATCTGAGTTGTCCTTGAAGAAGTTGCTGTTGAACGGGTATCCGTTACTTCACTTCAGCGAGGGTGTCCTCTCGGGCCTCTCAGTGCATCACGGGCCGTGATGGTCCTGAATCAACATCACCATACCAGTAATTACAACGCACAAAATGCACCGTCCGCATTCCACGGTTATCTTCTTGGATAAACTGTGGCTCAAATCCCAGATGAACAAGCCAATTATGAATGAAACTGTGTTCATCCCACACGATTGCATCGATCTGATCGTAGAAGTTGTGATAGAAATTAATGACTGTAGGCGACATTCTAACAAACCGACGCCAATATTTCTTAACATCCCTAGAAAACATAACCCAAATCACTCCTTCATAAATGCCAAGGGCCGCAACAGGGCGGCCCTCAACAGTTATTACATGGCATAAATCATCGTTTACTGCGTCAAGCAAACTTGAAAGCGGGTCTTCTTCATAGAGAACTTGAAACTCTCTAAGGTTCTGCGGGCTTAGATTGTTGCAGAACGGAATGACGTGCTTCTCTTCCATCTTCCTAAACTCGAAGATGTCATACTTAAACAAAGGCTTAGCCATAGAGTTTACGGAACCCTTCTTCGACCTGCTTGATGAAGTGTGGATCACGACGCGCAGGGTTATGATAGCGATCATCCTGC